GTAAAACATAATACTCAGATATTTAAAGAAAAAACATTAATAGCTTTAATGGGTCAAGAGGCCGGTGCAAAGTATTACAAAGATTATACGGATAATGAAGTAATATGCATGCTCGGTAAAGGTAGTGGTAAAGATCATTGTAGTCGTATATCTATGGCTTATACAATATATCTGCTGCATTGTCTAAGAGATCCTCTAAATTATTTTGGTAAAGCTCATGGAGTATATATTGACTTGCTAAACCTTGCGGTAAATGCTCAGCAAGCTCAAAGAGTATTTTTTGAACCATTAAAAAATTTATTGCTATCATCTCCATATTTTAATAATGTTGGATTTGAACCTAGAGTATCAGAAATATTTTTCTTTTCGCGGCCGGTAAGATTGTTTTCAGGCCACTCTGAAAGTGAAGGTTGGGAAGGGTATGAAGTATTAACGGTAATATTAGATGAAATATCGGCATTTAAAACAGATAGTGAATTAAAAGGTGATTTAAGATCAAAGGGCTCTGCATCTGCAATTTATAATATGAGTAAACTATCAGTTATGTCTCGGTTTCCAGAAATGGGTAAAGTTATATTGCTATCCTTTCCCAGGTATAAAGGTGATTTTATTCAACAAAGATATTTTAATTCTAGAGAAAAAAAAGAACCTAAAACTTGGTCAATAAAAGCCGCAACTTGGGAAGTTAATCCTACAATTAAAAGAGAACAATTAGAATCAGAATATATTAGAAACCCAATTGAAGCTGCGTCTAGGTTTGAATGTGAACCACCAACTATGGAAGATGCTTATTTTAGAGATGAAGATAAAGTAAGAAAAGCTTTTATGTATGCAGATGATCCAATTGATGAAGAGGGTAGATTCCATAAATGGTTTAACAGTACAGATGGGCATAGGCGTTTTATTCATATAGATTTAGGTTTTAAAAGAGATAGAACTGCATTGTGCATGTCTCATTGCTCTGGTTTTAAAGAAATTACTACATCAATTGGAGTAGAAACTCTCCCAATAATTAATGTTGATTTAGTGCATTCTTGGAAAGCAGCACCCGGAGAAGAAATTAATTTTGCTTCAGTAAGGCAGCTAATTGTTGACCTTTGTAAAAAATTTGATGTTGCTAAAGTTACATTTGACAGATGGCAATCAATAGAAATGATTCAAAGCTTGAGGGCTCAAGGAATAAATGCTGATTTTCATTCAGTAAAAAAAACTGATTATGATACATTAATGACATCAATATACGATACTCGTTTGAGAGGTTATTGGAACTCAATATTGGTGGAAGATGAATTGTTAAAATTAAGATTGTTTTCAAACAATAAAATTGATCACCCAAGTTCTGGTTCTAAAGATTTAGCTGATGCCCTAGCTGGCTCTGTATTTAATGCTATAGAAAATATGGCAATAGAAACAGAAGTTGAAATTGAAATTTTAGGCAATGATTCTAATATAGATTATGAAATGGATGAATTTAAATCAGTAAACAAATATGATCATAATTTGAGAGAATTTGTGCCCGGATTCTCAGAAACAAAGATACAATCAGAAGAGGAGGGATTATGGATGCAGAATTTGTAAAAGATACAAATTTAATTGATGCCAATGTTATAATAAGAAAACTGTCGGAAAAGATAACTGATCTTACTATTCAAAATGCAATATTGTCGGCTCAATTAGAGAAGGCTTTGTTATCTCCTTTAAAAAATTAAAAAATTTTTTATTAAAAGTGTAGTGGATAGTTAATCATGCTGTTAAGATTCTAGTCAAGCCTAAATGGCTAAATAACAAAACCAACTATAGGAGAAGAAAATGCAAATTAAAGAAGCCAATAATTTCCCAGTAATTTCTCGTTCAGGCCGGACATCTGAAGAGTTAAGAAACATTATTGAAACATTGCTCTTGTCAAGCAAAAATGGTAAACCCTATTCAATCAGCAATATTGAATTTGGTAACAAATATAATTCAATGCAGCAGAGAATTAGGGCTCAAGCTAAAAAGCTCAATTTGAATGTGCAAATTCACTTTGACAAAAACAATTCAACTTTGTATTTTAGGGTATTATCCGAAAATGCAACAGAAATTGAGAACGCAAAAAAAGCGAATAAAAATGCTTCTCAATCTAAAGAAGTTAAGAAAATTAAAACTATTGTTAAAAAATAATTTTTATAATTACAAAATAAAAGTGGGCTGGGGCAACTCAGCCCACTTTTTATAGTATACTGTTTTTTATGACAATTAATCAAAAACCATTATCAATAGAAATAAATCAAGAACAAATGAAAAAATGGAATGTTCTATTTGCTATACCCTGTTATGATCGGCAAATAAGCGAGCCAACTATGATGTCGCTTATTAAAACAGTTATGTATTTTAGAGATCATGGAATTAAGTTTGCTGTTGCTACTATTACTGATTCTTTAATTAACAGAGCAAGAAATAATATGGCTGCAAAATTTCTTGCACAAAATCAGTTAACTCATATGATGTTTATTGATGCAGATATTGCTTTTCAACCAGAAGATATTATTAAATTGTTATGGCATGATCAAGAAATTATTACTGCTGCTTATCCAATTAAATCAATTAATTGGGAGGCAGTAAAAGAAAATGTTAATAACGGTATTGAGCCTAAAAAATTGCTTGAAAATAGCGTTAGATTTGTAGTGAATCCAATAAGAAAAAAAGAAGATAATAAATTGAGCATTATTAATGGCGCTTTAGAAATCTTTGATGCCGGAACTGGATTTATGCTTATTAAAAGAGAAGCTTTTGCGAAGCTTATAGAAAAATATCCTCACTTAAAATATAACGATGACACCGGTTCATTGAATGAAGAAGAAAGAAAATTGACATACGCATTTTTTAATTCTTATATTGACCCTCATCTAAATAGATTTTTATCTGAAGATTATGGGTTCTGTAGATACTGGCAAGATATTGGTGGAAAAGTTTGGGTTGATCCAACAATTAAACTATCTCATCTTGGTAGAATAGAGTTTGAAGGTACTATGATTACTTACTTAGAAAAAGTAGCAACATTCAATGATCTTTCCAAAACTGAATAGGAAATTGGAAATTTCTACAATATCTTATGTTGCCGCAAAATATATACTCAATTTTGTATAAAAAAACATTAATATACGGGTAGTTCCTATATTGTTTAATTTAGTATAACTTCAAAACGTCTTTCAAAAATATACTAAACTTTTTACTATATTAAGTTCATAACTGTTGCCGCAAATAAAGCGTTTATTAAAATTTTTAACACATACTATCAGGCCGGCTTTAACATGCGCTATGTTAAAGCTTTTAATATAGTTCAATCAAGTGCCCGATTAATCTCCCGATCAATGACCCCTATCAAAAAATATGTTTTATCTCAATTTGACATAGCAATTCGTGTGTATTAAACTATGCCATTGGCGAGAAAATTAATTTTACGAAAAACGCAAAATAAATAGTATAATAAAAAATATGTTAAAACCAACAAGAAAGGGAATTGTAGTGTCATTTATATCGCAAAATAAACAATATAATGATGAGTATATTGACAAAGAAAATAAACTCATTGATTTAGAAATTGTAGATAATAATATTAATTATGGTAATGTAGTTAGTTTTAAATACTATCATACAACTTATGAAACAATTATGTGTGCTATTACTGATAAAGATTATGAATTTGATGTAGCACAATTATTATCTATAATGCGACAAATAGAATTACAAGAACAAGGTATAGAAATAGTTTATCCTGATGGTTCTGATTACTCTAAAAAAGTATTTGGTCCAAAAAGAAAACAAAGAACTACTGTTGTAGGTAGTAATATACAAATTCATCCATCACATTTATTAAAATAAGAAAGGGAAAACAATGACAAAAATTAATCTTAAAGATATTCAACACAAAATAATTGTATCTAATGATGCAACTATTGATAATGATAACTATATTTCTATTGAGCCAAGAATAGGCTGCAAGAAAGTAAATCTTAAAGATATACATAATTTACTTCGTGCAAAAAAAGAAGTAGTATATACATCTTTTGATGTTGAACTTACAACATATAAAACAGAAGAAGAAATAGAATTTATGAAATCTTTGTTAAGAATAAAAGCATTTCGTAATCATCGTAAAAATAAAACATTTGATTTAGCAGAACAACATTTGTTTAATCGTTTAACTAAACACGATCAAATTAAATTAGTTGTTAATTTGTTAGAAGCAGATATTCTTGTTGTTATTGATGGTCATACAGAAGTGCCTAATGACAATAATATTGCTGCTCTTAAAGAATTAATTGTTAAATATGAAAATGTTTACAAACAAAAACAATTAATTGTTAATGACAATATTTCTAATTCACATATTTCTTTAAAGTAAAAAAAATATGGACAATTACACAAGACATTTGTTATTAAATGAACTTGATAAATTAGCAAGTCAAGTACAAATTCCAGTATTTAGAACAAAAGATTACAATTGGATATTAAGGAATATACTAATTAATAATGAAAATAATGTAAAAGTACAAAAAATATTACAAATATGTCAATTATTAAAAAAGAGTGAAGATAATGGAATTTAAACGTAATGATAAAGTAATTTCTACAAATGGCCGTGAATTTACAGTAATAAAAGATACTATTAAAAATTCACCTAATGTAGAATTGCTAACAATAATTTCAGGTAAGTATGTTAAAACTATTACAACAAAAGACAAACTAACTAAAAAGGATTAATATATGGCTATATGTATTTATTGTTCATCTAACTATATAGATGAAAGATTAGAAGCCGGATATAATTATTGTTTAAGTAAAGAGTGTCAAAAAATTGGAGTTAGTATTTTAGAAGAAGAATTTCGTAAAGAATATACTCCAGCATTATTACATAAATGTAATTATTTTTGGATCAAAAAAACAGAATTAAAATCATTAAATGTCCGAGCAGATTTATTACAACAAAGGGAGAATTAAAATGAGTAAATATGTAAATGATCGCAATAATTATGAAAAAATTGAACCATTTGATTGGTGGTTAGATATTGAAATGAATCCAGATTTTGCTATTTGGGAATCTGAATTTTTTCATAAAAACAAAGATTATAAAAATTCATTTAAAAAAGGAAAGTAAAAAATGAAAACTTTAGATAAGTTTAAACATACTCAAGATGGTGAATTTATTATTCATTTAGAAAGACTTTGGCTTATTTCTAATGATCGTGAAAATGATGGATATACTCCAAGACCTGTTCCTAATAAATTTTTTAAATATGTTTTTATTGGGAAAGTTCAAGAATATCTTTCAACTGATTACAATGTTATTGATATTAAAAATCAATATTCTATACCTAATAAACTAAAAAGTAAATATCAATATGCTATTCAATTAACATATCCATATTTAGGCAGCGATGATAATAAGTTAGGTAAAGAAGTTATATCGCTTTATTTTGTAGATAATAAAAGCGAAATTGTTCATTATAAAAGAATATGGGAAGAACTATAGAAAGGAAAGCAAAGTGGTTTATTCAAACTTTGATTACAGTGAAAACATATTAAAATGTGCTAAAGATGGATTACAAAAACCAGAAGATTTTGGTTATTGGGGTTCTGAAGATATGTTTAAAACTTGGGGTTTTTGTGGAGTTGATAAAAATAGAGATTCT